GCCAGTATTGTAAACGAGATTCGGCGCAAAAATTCCAGTAGCGAAAGTTTTTATGCCGCTGATTGTTTGATTGCCAGTATTGTAAACGAGATTCGGCGCAAAAATTCCAGTAGCGAAAGTTTTAACACCACTAATTGTTTGATTGCCACTTATATAAACAACCAACTCATCAGAGACAAAAAAGCCGCTACCATATTGACCAACAAGATCAGATACATCTGGATGTAATTGTGTTTTGCGTATTAAGCTTCTACTCATATTATTCTAATTGGCTATGATATAATAAAATTGCAGTCTTATAATCTAGTCCATATTCAGCAGCAATTTCATTGATTCTTTCCATATTTACACTAACTTGAACTGGCTTATTAATATAATCGTTGATTTTATTTAACCATTCTTTTGGAGTTTCATTCGTAGCAATTGTTTCAGCAATTGTCTCGATAATTTCTTTTTGTTCTTTTGTAAGTCTTTTACGATTGTATTTTTCTTTTAAAGCCGTTTCTACGCCGACAACAAGGTTATCAAACTTAACTAAATTTTTAGCAACAAGGTCTGCATTAATTTTAGGTTTTGGCTCCGATGCTTTTACAGCGGTAGGCGTTGATCTTGGGGCCTTTGTTGTTTGTGGAGTTCCTGTTCCAGTGGGGCGACCCGTCGATTGTTGTTGCGGTTTATTTAATAGCGGCTGATACAAACCATCATCTTGAAGTTTTTGAAACCCCTTTTGAGATTCTACGCTTTCTTCTGGTAAGGGTAATCTTCCAGTGTCTATCGCTGTAATTCCCTCTTCTGGAGTAAGGACTCCAAGTTCGATAAGTCTTGAATAAACGCGCGTTAAGTTTGCATCGCTCTTAAAGTCAGCATCCTTGAAACGTGCTGTTGGTAAGTTTTTAAAACCAAGATTTCTCCCAATTTTTTTCATCTCTGGCATCAAAAAGTCGTGCATGAAGGTTTCGCGCGCATGTTTTAGACGAGATAAGAATACTTCAATTTTTGTATTAGTATTAGCGTACTTCTCTTCTCCGAAAAGAACATTATTAAGACCATAACGAATGTCACGATCTACAACTTCATATTTCTTAGGGTCTAAAATACTACTAATCTCTGGAATAATAAACTTAATATTCGTAGTATAGTCAGTAACTAAAATACGTCCAACGCTTTCGTTTTCGAATATTTTTCTCAGTGTTCCAATTTGGTCTTTGGTAGGCATACCAACTTCATCATTTCCCATCGTAACTAGCAACACTGTTTGCTGTATGGTACGACTAATTGCCATATCCATATTTTTAAGCTCTTGCTTATAGTTGATATCTTCAAGAACTGGAAAGCCCATCGGCACACTAAACGGTTCATAGTCTTGTTTTTTATAAAAAATAGGTACAAATCTTTCTGGTTCTAGTTCAAAGATCATGTACTGGTTTGACTGTGTGATACTACTTGTATTCTTTAAATCTTTTAAATTCTTTACTTTTTTAGCAAGTTCTTTATCCTGATCATTCTCCGGATTAGTTAAAATTTGCATTTCAAAATCGTTCAATACTTTTACATATTGGGGAGTTACAAATGAAGCAGATCCAATCGCCTGAATATCTGCAGGATTTAAAATAATATATCTAACTGGAATCTCTCCAGCACGAGCCTCTGTTGTAATTAAATCAGAAAGAACCCTCATGTCCTGTTTTGTAAATTGGGCATTTAATTTATAAAGAAATACATTCCCACTACGGAAAAATTCTCTGAAGAACATATCCTGTAAACGCCATAAGTTTAACCTATCGGCCCATGCTTGGAAAAACTTGCGAGACTGTTCGTTTCCACCTGTAAAATAAATTGGCGAACAACTAAATTCAGTCATTAAGTCTATAGTATTTCTAAAAATAGAGAAATTGTAATAAGCTTTTTGGCAAAGAATAATAGTATCTTTAATGCTTATATTAGAAGTATATTTACCATACCCACCACCGTAAATAAAAGGAATAACGCCGCCTTCAATATTTTTATATTTATCAGTTCTAGAAATCGTTGAAGATCTGTTCCTTCTTACGGAGGTATTCACCTCTCCTCGACTAGCTTTGACTTCTATAGTGTCTTTTGACTTTATAGATCCTTCAATTACCTGCGGTTCTGGGAATTTAATATTTTTATTATTATTGTTGTTACTCGCCATAACTTATTATAACAGTCTATTACACCGAAATCTGATATTTTATTAAATTAATTCTGCAACAAATTCAGTGTTTCTTTTTGCAAAATTCTCTGGAGCCATTATATCAAAATAGGCTTTGACACCCCAGTTCCCCAACATTAGAGTGGTATAGTTATCTTTTCTAGCTCTATTAATACTTGTAGACTTCTTTAGATGGGATGGTAAATCAAAGCTTTGGGTACCTCTGGAGGTTGTAGTAACTTCTACATTGGCGCACTGGTCTTTAGTATCCTGAATGATAAAATCTTGTTGTTCTATAAATTCACGAACGGTCAATTTTTTTGTTTCATATTCATTATCGGCTTTTTCCCCGATACCTCTGGGGTAGATATACTCCATAGGAAGATTCATTGTAAAAATATTTTCTAATATATCTGGGTGGTTACTAGCTCTAGAAGCAAACCATATTTTTTTATGATCAATACAGGTTTGTAGGTAGGAGTTAGCACGGCCCAAAAAGAAACTGGTAAAATACTGTTTAATACATATATTTCCAAAATCTTTATTATATTGACGGGCACAATCTTTTAACATTTTAGTATAATCTTCGTTTTCTTTGTCGGACTCAAAATCGACAAAGCCAATTTTACGATTTATATCTTTAAAAAATTGAGAATTGTTTACCGCGTCTATAAACGTGTCAGCACCAGCATGGTCAATTACAATTAGGGCAATATTAAAGTTTTTATATAAATAATAAAAATATTTTATATGATCTTGTAGCGAAGAGCCTGCAGCCTGATAACCATGAACTAAAATTCCCTGCTTTTTTTCTTCATCTATTTCAACTACGCTCATAGCAAAATAGTCCGCGCCCTTTGACGAAGAAAAGTTTGGATCGATAGATATAATATATTTTTTATCTGAATCTCCGATGACTTTAGTTGTTGGATATTCACCGTCTGGGATTGTACAATCGTGCATTTTTTTAGGTGAAAAATAACTGTCACCACCATCAATAAAACGCGCACAATATTCACGAAGAAAAGAGTGATGAGAACTTCCCCCGCTTTTAGCAACTTGAATTGCACCTTGGTCTACCATATGCGGCGGTAAAGCCTCATAACCTAACTGTGAAATAAAATAAGTTCCTGGTAGTTCCCCCTCTTTACTATCTTGGGCTTCTGGGTTTTCAATTAAATGCGACCACTGTTGATAAACACGAAATAAATGTTCAAAAGTATAACTTGCCGAACTTAAACATAACATTTGGGATGTATTTTCAAAAATTTGTTTATTGTCTGGATGTAATAGTCCCTTTTTAATTAATTCATCTTCTAATTTTCTAGTACGAATTCTTTCTCCAACATCTCGTGGAGAACTCAAGAACGGAATGAGAACGTTGTCAATAATATCTGGTGGCAACAGTAAAAACTCATCAAGGATAAGAACGTTTGCACGAATACCACGAATTTTTTCTCCAGTCAATGGGATTGCCGTAATGCTTCCCCCATTAACTTGCCATTCGTATTGGTCGTTACGTTTGCTTTTTAATCCAAAACACTGGCTAGCTAAAGCCGCTTGTGGAGAACTCAAGAATTTTTCGATTTCATTAAATACGCGGCGACTTGTACGAAAGTTAATTGAAGCAATTAGTATTTTCGTTCCAGGTTCGAACATGCACTTTAATATACAATAAATTGCAGCACAAAAACTTTTTGCACAACCGCGACCCCAAATAAGCATACAATAATTTCTATTAAAAAAAGAATTTAATGTTAACTCTTGATAAGACTCTAAAGTTAGCCCTAAAGCTAAATCCGTAGTAAACCCTAAGTTATAACGCAAGAACTTAGCTAGAGAAACTCTTGCCTCTTGGTCTGTTAAATCTCCTTTTAACTCGGAAAGCTCGCTGTTAGTGTCAACAATTAGCTTTTTATTTTGATCTCCTACTATAAGGGCCATATTGTGTCAAAGTAGTATTGCAAATCAAATTTACAAGCTTCCTCGTTCATTGCTAAAATATGTAGAGTTTTAATTTTGGCATCTTCACGGCCATCACAGAAAACAAATTGTAAATTGTCATAGTTTCTTAGAAGCTGTCTCATATTATGGGCGACGAACTCTCCAGAAGCTTTGCTAAATTTTTGTTTTTGATACATCATTGTATTAATCGTTGACTCGACTACGACAACGATGTAGCCCTCTAATTTTTTAGCCTTTTGTATTTCTCTTTCAAATCTTTCGCGTCCGCCACTTAACGTCCCGTAAAAATCGTTTAAGCTTTTACGCTCGACGGCTAATTTATTGTTAGGATGAAGAGAATAATCTCCGTATTCTAATTTAGATTCAATTAAAGTATGACCTTCAAATTGAAAAGGTTTTTGTTCCCGAGTATCTACAATAATTTGTGGAATGGCTGTAAAAGGAATTTCATCTGGAATAGAATAATTAAATCTGTAATGCAATACACCC